CCCGGTAGATTATAGTAGGCTGGTTGCCTTTTCGCGTGCTTCGGCGATTGTTTCAATCCCGTCATATTCGGGATATCGGTAACCTTCCCCGTACGCGTATTCTTCCTTGGTGAACACCGAATAGGTGTTTGTTTTTTGGTCAAAAGCAATGAGATAATTCCCTATAGTACATCTCCGTTTCATCTTTTCCCCTTTCGCCTTTTCGGCTTTGTGTGCTTCGTTCTGCTTCCAGACTATCACCATGCCAGCAGATTACAATCCGACAGATTGCACAAACATTCGATGCGTTTATTGTGCATGGTGCACAAAGATAGGCGGATCGCTTTATATATGCGCGCGTGGGTGTCAATTCGGCGCTGTGGTGGTCGTTTTTCTGGTTGTTTTTTATTCCTGGTGTTATTTTTTTCTTTTTTGCATGATTACTTGTATGCCATTCATCATATACGGGGGGGCTACGTCGGACTGATGCCGCCCCCCTCCAAATTTATATATACTTCCCCCTCGCTATTTTCCTCACGAAACCATCTTGACGTCTCTAGGTTAATGCGGTATACTGTGGTTAGATAATGAGCAAAAGAACAGGGGTACAGAACAATGGCTAGGGTAGAAGATTACACGGAAGGGATAGTGCAGGTACATGAGGGGGTAACGATACAGGTACTAGTGCCGTATGATGCGCGGGAGGCGGTGAGTATAGCGTGGACTAGGAACCCGTATGAGATTGAGGAGATGAAGCGGACGGCGCATTTAGTGACGACGGGAGAGGACATGAACGTGGAGGGCAAGTAAATGAACGAGGAAAAGTTTAACAAAGCGTATGGGGCAAGAAAGGCGATAGCGGAATGGGAAGGCATGAGAGAGGAACATGCAAAAATACTGGAACAAAGCGAGATGCGCCAGGAGGATTTAATTATAACCTTTGTGGGGAGTTATGACTTCTTGCACGTGCCGAGCACAGTACGCGCAGAGGTCTTAGACATTATTCTGAAGGCAATTGAAGCGAACATCCAAAAGGCAAGAAAAGAATTTGAGGCATTATAAGGAGGGGAGCAGATGAAGGAAGAGCGGAAGTATTACTATAAGGATGCACGGACGGGCGAGCAGATAGAGATAACTAGGGAGCAGTACGAATTAATTGCGCGGATGAAGAATAAAGGGACGAAGAAAGAGTAGGAGAAGGAGGCAGGCATGGAGGGATTGACACAATACGGTGAGATATTGCGCGAGATACAATTTCAGGCGAGAGAGAGCCAGAAGGACATGGCGGAGCGGCTAGGGGTATCCGCCGGATTTCTTAGTTTTGTAATGAGCGGCAGGCGTAAGGTTCCATCTACGCTTACCGACAAGATCCTTCGGCTGTATAATTTAGATGTAACAACGGTACAGTTGTTACGGTTTGCGGAGATTGAGAAGGTAGAGATATCGTTAAGGGGTGCAAGCATTAAGAAAAAGGCGATGGCGATTATGCTTCGCGGGAAGTATTCGGCAATCACAGATGACGAGGCACAGCAGATACGAGAGATTTTGGAAGGAAGCGGATAACCTTTGTTGACGTACCTGTCCTTAGGTGGTAATATGATGGCGGGAAGAAATAGGCTTCACACTCTTCTCTCCCTCCATCACCTCTCAAGGCAGGTACGTCGTGCAAATGGCACGACGTATTTGTGTTTAAGGGCTAAGATGTTATAATGGCGAAGGAGGAGAATTTTTATGAAATGCCCGTATATTTGGAACACGATTGAAACGGCACATCCACATCCGGCAAGATATCAGGCAATGGACGTAGAAAACGAGGATGGGACACCCCAAAGGTTACATCTTACGGCAAATGATACCGGATACACCCGCACAAGACATTTTCATGATTGCTTAAAGGAAGAATGTGCGGCGTGGCAGAGCGGTAGATGCGTGCGAAACAGATAAGGAGACGCGCTTTTGACAGAAGAATTCTTGGATTTAGAGATATTAGAGGATGAAGGGGAGATCGTCGAGGCGAATAGCCTTGTTGCGGCTCCCCTTACGCCTATTATTCGGGAAGATGATCTGGAAGGTGAGCCATTAATCATACGATATGGAATGACGGAATACCGTAAAAAGCGATTGGAAATGAATAAGCAAGACGAACCGGAGGACTTGCTTAACGGCGAGCAAAAAAAATATTTAACGCTACTTTCAGAGGGGTTGAGCAACCAAGAGGCGTGCGCGGAGTTGGGTCTTGACCGGATTGTCCCGACGATATGGGCAAAAATGCGCGGGAATGATAGTATTTACGGGATTTGTTTGCAGGCGATTAAGGAGATGCAGGCGGACGATCTGGAAGATGAAGTCTGGAAAGAGGCGATTGGGAACCCTCGGAACTCTGATCTGAAAAAATTCGCGTTAAAGGCAAGGAAAGAAGAGTATAAGGATAATGTTCAACAACAGACCAATATTCAAACGAACATACGCGTAACGCTTGACGGAGTTCCGTACTCCGTGGATACAGATTGCGAGGATTCGTATGCGTAACCCAAAACTTCCGCAAAATATATCGATTGATATTGACCCAAAAATCTTTAACAAGAAATATTTGCCGTATCTGCAAGAGATTCATGAGTATGAAGTGTATTACGGCGGGCAAGGGAGCGGAAAATGTCTTGGGCGAGGCACTAAGGTCGTAATGTATACGGGAGAATTAAGGGCGGTCGAGGATATTTGTGTTGGGGATTTGCTTATGGGTACAGACTCAACGCCAAGAACGGTGTTGTCTGTTTGCTCTGGTGTAGACGAATTATATAATGTGCATCAAAACAAAGGGATGGATTACATTGTAAACAGTCAACATATTTTAAGTCTAAAAAAAGCAAAGAGTTGTAGAAAAACAGAGTTGTCAAAACAAAGATATACTTCTTATTCGGCGTTTGTTGATATGCCTGTTCAGGAATATCTTAAACAATCTAAACGTTGGCGCGGAAGATTTTATGGGTATCGCGTAGGTGTAGAGTTTCCCAAAAAAGACGTTGAGATTGACCCGTATTTTTTGGGGGTTTGGCTTGGAGGTGGAACGTCTAGTCGTCTTAATATTACAACGGAAGACGCTGAAATTAAGGAATATGTTTATCAAGCGGAGTACATGAACCAGACTGATTTGAAAGATGTATTTGTAAAATACAATCTTTTTAACAACAAGCATATTCCAGAGGATTATTTGTACAATACGAAAGAAATACGGATGCAGGTTCTCGCGGGGCTGTTAGATACAGATGGAAATCTACAGGGGAACTGTTATGATATTGTTCAAAAGAATAAGCGCTTAACCGAACAAATCATGTATTTGGCACATTCTCTCGGATTTCGATGCTCTATGCAAGAATGCCAAAAAACCTGTTGCAACAATGGCGTAGTTGGAACTTATTATCGATTAAATATTTCAGGGAACACACAAAACATTCCTGTAAAAATAGCGAGAAAAAAAGTTGTTTCTTACAATAAGATGGTTGACGCAGATGTTACGGGCTTATCCGTAGAACCGATTGGAAGTGGAGAATATTTTGGGTTTGTTATTGATGGAGACCACAGATTTTTATTGGAAGACTTCACGGTGACGCACAACAGTGTCTTCGTATGCCAAAAGAAGATATTGCAGTTGACAACAATCGCGGGGCGAAACATGATCTGTTTGCGTAAGCAATCAACGGACTGCTATGATTCTTGTTGGGGGCAGATGCTTACAGCGATTGAACAATTAAAATTAACGCCCTTTTGGAATGTCAACCGTTCGGATCATATTTTGAGAAATACTGTGAACGGGAACTCGATTTATTTTGATGGCGTAGACAAGATTGAAAATATTAAATCGTTTAAGCCGGAGAAGGGAAATCTTACCGACGTATGGTATGAAGAGGTTTCGGAGGAAGAGTCGCGAGATAACATTCGCGATATTGACGGACGTATCCGCGACGAGCACCAAAAATGTTCCCTGATTCTTTCATTTAACCCGACGTATAGACAGCATTGGCTGTTTGAGTTTGTAAATGTGTTTTGCAGGGACAAAGATGCACTCGTAGTTCACAGTACACATAGAGACAACGCGTTTTTAAATGATGCGTATCGCCAAAAAACAGAAAGCCTTAAATATGATGATCCTTATCGGTATCAGGTTTATTGTTTGGGCGAATGGGGCGTAACGGGGCAAACCGTATTTAGTTCGAATAAAATTGCCGCGCGATTGCAGGAGTTGAACGTATTACATAAAGAGTCGCCGCCGCTTAAGGGACAGTTTGCCTATGACATGGATGATAACGATCGAGTGCTTCCGGGATCATTTAAGTTTTTCACGGATGGTTCCGGAGATGTTTCTATTTACCGTAAGCCGCATCCCAAGCATCCATATGTCCTTTCCGTAGATACCGCAGGCGAAGGTGTGGATTATTTTGCCGCTCATGTTATTGATAATATTACAGGCGAACAAGTCGCCGTTTTTCACTCGATTCAATCCCCGGATATTTGCGTTCTACAAATATTTGGGCTTGGAATGTACTATAATGAAGCATTGCTTGTTCCAGAAATAAACTTTGATGGCGCGTTTCTGTTGCACCGCGTTCGCGAACTAGGGTATAATAATATTTATAGGCGATCTGTTTCACCGGATGAAATGCGAGACGGAGCGCTTGAAAGAAAATATGGGTATAGAACTACGGCAGGAAACCGCATGTTGAGCCTTTATGTTTTTAAGGATTGGACAGAGACGCACATGCACTGTATAAACGACATAGCAACGCTTAATGAAATGCTAACGTTTACGCGGCAAGTCAAAAGAACAAAGGGAATATGGTGGGGAGCAGAGGCAGGCGCACATGATGATTTGGTCATGGCTTTTGCAATCGCCCTTCAAGGCAGAGAACAGCAGGTAACATATGAAGTTGCTGAAAAGAAAAAACTCGAAGGCGATATTTATCCGGAAACGCTTTTGCAGATGATTAAAGACAAGGTTTGTACTTACAAGGAAGCGCAGGCGTACATGAAGGGCAGACGGTTTATGGGTGAAAAATATAAACTTCCGTCTAAGGCGCGAGGATTAAAATATGATCGAGAACGTTAATGTTTATTTTGTCGTTACTCTATTCAGTCTGTCGTTACTTGTGCTTGGTCTTTTCTATTTATTGTGTCTTGTTCGGAAAACGATTCATCAAATTGACAAAATCATTCTCCTTTGCCAACAAATAATTAAAATGAATACAAATGTGCATCTGTCAACGGGCGAAAAAACAGACGTAGAAGCGCTGTTTAAGACCGCCGATGGCAAATTGTCCTATGAGAAGTATCGGGAATATCAGCGGCGCAAAAACAAGGGGAGCGGCAAAGTTAAGGCACGTGTGCCTTACAGTGAAAGTGTGGGAGATGAAATATGGTGATTCAGAAAACAAAGATACCCGAAGATGTTTTTAGGCGGGAAATGACAACAAGCGCCACAGCGCTAATGACGGACGAGCAACGACTGCGCGGACAATACTATGCCGAGAAATATCGAGTTCGAAAGGGCGAACTGGCAGAGTTTATTGAAGAAGTTAATTCAATCATGAAATTATATTCCTGTAAGCGCGACCCTGTTGTTAATGACAATTCTTTTCCGTGTAATTTTATTCCGCTGATAACCCCGATCGTCGAGGGACAAACGGCAATGATGATGGAGTCGGAAATAGACTATAACTATTATTCAAACAATCCGCTTCATCGCAGGTATTTAGATAAGATTGAAGCCGCAGGCGCGTATTGCCGTTCATTGAATAATGCGCCGAGGCACTATAAGGACTTCACTCGCAAATATGAAATCGTGGGGAACTCTTGGATTGCGATC